GCAGGTGTTCCATTAGAAAAAGAACGCCCGATGCCAAAACCACGTAATTTGCGTGGAGTGATAAATCCAAATGCACCAAGCACACCAGTTAGGCCAGAAGACTTTACAAGTGATTATCAGTTAAACCAAGGATTTAGTTCTACAGAACAATCTAAAGAACCAAGTAGAGCATCTACACTGTTAGGTAAATTTAATCCAGTTGACCCAATTTTTGCTGATCAAAATGAAAATCAAGTAAATCGATCATTAGAAATTGCAGATCGTGTAATTGCAGCTGCAACAGGAAAGTTCTCTGGTGTTAATCCATTAGCACCACTTAAGCAAATTTACACATCTATAACACGAGAAATTAATGCATTACGACAACAGCAAAATGCATTAGTTCGCGGTGATGTAAACGCTGTAATGGAAACATTACCATTAATTGAAAGTGATCCCGTTGCACAAGCGTTGCGAGGTACGACTGGCGCAACAATGGATGTAGTTGGAGAACAATTAAAAGCTCAAGGCAAAAACATTAAAGGCATCAGTGGCTATGTTTAGGTCGGAATATGATCGTTTAACTAGCCAGATTGAAGACATAACAAATTCAACAGCGTTTAAAGCACTTGAAAATACTATTCAACTTGCTGAAGAGTCAACTGGCAGTAACCAGCAAAAGGTTGCTCGTGGTGGACTAGCATTTATGTTGGGCGTTAGGTCTGGTGATGGATCTTTGCAACAGCAGCAAGCACAACGCTATTTTTCAAATCAGCGTATGGCTGGTGTTGGAATGCCTATTAAAGTGCAAACTGATATCGATTTTGAAGACATGCTTGGCAGTACGCCGGGTTTTGAAAAATACTTTAAACGTGGAAATGATGCTGGAGTTGCAAAACAGGCTGAACGTTTGCAAGCACGTGATTTTGCTGCAGGTGAATTAATTAAAACTAGTGGTGCTGCAGTCATGAAAGATTTGCAATCCGGCAAAAATTTAGCACCTGCTGTGTCAGCAAAAAATACTTTAACCATGCGGTTTTTAGAACCATTAATGTCTAGTGGTGATTTATCAACTACATCAGCTCCGTGGATTAGGCATATGCAGAGGAATATTGCTAGTCTTATTCCAGTAGCAGATGACAATATTGGGACAATTGTTAATATGGCACCCGGCGTTGCGCGTGACGCAATGATGAAAACTTTAGCTGCTAGTTATTCTGGAAAAAGTTTTATAACCAACCTGTTTGACTTTAATTACAAAGGACGTGAAACAGAATTTGCTGCAGCAAGTAACATTATAGATAGTCGTTTGACTGCCAATGACCCTCAAGGAGCTGCACGTGCATTAGCACCATATGCTAGTGATGATCAGTTACGATTAATTTTTGGCCCTGAAAACACATCTGACGTCGGTATATATGGAGAACAATCTAGTACATTTAAAGATCCGTATACAGCTCCTATTTATGAAATGACAGGTTTTGGCGGTGCTCGTCGTCAGCGCATTGAGGCCTACCGCGCACGACAAATTAAAACGCTGTATGCAACAAAAAGACAACAAGAATCTAACAGTGGTTTGTCGTCGGGTCGCCCTGTAATTGCTGGACTAGCAGGATTACACGGAATCAATCCATCATTGCTTGGATTGCCTATGAGTGCGGAAGATGTTAAATCAACGTACAACGCGTTTGTAAATGCACCAGAAGATTTGCGTTTAGGAGAAGCTCAACGATATTCAGATGACCTAATTCATTTTATTACGCCAAATGTTGACGACAAAATGAATTTTGTGCCTGACGATTCATGGGATGAGTCTGTTAGGTCATTGGATGTAGCAATACATGAACTAAAGAAAAATATAGACTCAGGTGTTGTGTCAAATGACAATATTGAAAATGCTAAATTACTTTTAACAACGCTGACAGATGCTAGGGATACCGCACGTGCAGAACTTGAATCTGGAATTGAAGTTGGCACAAACAGAGGAATATTATTCCGAAGCAAGGGTGGTGAAGTAGATTACGGTCAACCAATCAAAGCACTTACAGGTCAGGGTCGTACAGCACAGGCTGTAGATATGATCGGTGCGTGGGTTGCTGGTAAATCTGGTGTGGATATTCCACATTATTTTTCTGCGCAAAATCGATCTGTTGTGCAACGTGGAAGTCGTATAGTTGGATTTGCGGAAGACGTAGATGGAAATCCAATTCGATCAAAGCCAATTTATGTACAAAAAAATGGTGTAGTTACAACTCCTGTTTTTCAAAAAGATGAGGCCGGATCATGGGTTCCAGTAACAGATGTTGCTGGAAGAGCAGTAACACGACGTAAATCCATTAGTGCTCAAGTTGTTGCAGAACAAGGTGCGCTTCAATTGGCAAATGCGGACACAACGTCTATTGGTGTAGATGACAATTACGTGCGATTACAGATGAATGGGTTTGCACGTGACATTATGGGATTAATTAAAGATGCTCCAGACATGGATGAACGCGGGTCATCATTTTCAGAAATTACGGGTATTCCAGTTGAAGAAAATGGCAGATTTACATTTGCTGATTTTGAACGTTATCTCACAACAATGACGCCATATAAAGGCAAACAATTATTAGGGTGGCTTAATACATACTCATCTAACGCTGCTACCGCTCCATCACCACGAGTTGCATGGGCAATGAATGCGTCGTCATCTCGTGGTAGAGCCACTGGCATTGAAGACAGAGCAATTACAAATGTAGAACGAAGTGAGGTAGAAAATGTAAAGGGATTAATCTACAAAGACTTTGATACAACTTGGCATGGTGTCACAGCAACTGGACGAGCAATAATCAATGACATGGAAGCAAAAAATGCAATATTAGATCCAGAAGCTGATTTAACGGCAACAAAAAATATTGTTACAAAGCAGATATTAAAACAATACCCATACATAGATGAATCTACGCCTGAAGGACAAATTGTTTTACGCAATCTTGACCAGTGGCTAGATGCGTATATACGCGACGATATGGAAACACAGGTTACTGTACACAAGCAAGCCAAGGCTAATATTTCTGCATACGCTAAAGAAGCTGCACCAGATATAGCTGAAGAAAATATTAGACAAAACATTAAACGAGGTAATGCTGCAACAATTACCCCAGAGGAGAAAAAGGCTAAAGATGAAGCTAGGCGTAAAGCAGCCATTGAGGCAAATGCGGCACGTCAAGCAGAAGCTAAAGCAAAACGAGATGCATCAGCTAGAGCATATTTTGTTGCATATGTTAAAGGTAAAGGATGGGTTGATTTTTCAGGACCAAGATCAGCTATACGCGCTCTTCAAAATTCCAAAGATTTTGAAAACGTTCCGGACAGTATTACACAAAAACCTGCTAGGTCAAGTGATGTACAAAGAGTACAACGTGCAAGTGGTGTAGTTAAAGTTGCTGGTGGAACTAAAATTAATCAACCAAGCAAAGCACCTACGAGTCGTACTGTAAGTTCAGAACATAGCACATTACTTCCAAGGCCACCAGCTTTAAGACCACAACAACCAGAACCACCAACGCCAGCAGCACAAGCACCAAAACCTCGCAAGGGTTCAGCTGCAGCTAGACGACTTGGAGGTGCTGGATTAGGCGTACTAGGATTCTATGGAATTACTCAACGTCGTGGAGGACAATAATGCCAGATAGAAAATTAACGCCTCAAGAAATACAACAGCAAATGACTGCAGGTACACGCAGGGCACGTGCTTACGAACGTATTCAACGCGACCCTGTTACCTCGCTTGTAGAAGGTGCAAAAGCTTTTGGTAATTCGCCAGCGGCATACGTAGTTAATCCGGCAGTTCAAGAGACAATGGGGCGAAGTAAACATGCTGGCGTTAGAGGTGCCGGACGTGTTGTTGGTGAAGCGCCTCTATATATTGATCAAATAATTCCATTGCTTAGATTAATGGATAAAGATGTAGATGAAAAAGACCGAGCAATAGCTTTGGGGCATGCCACTGCATTATTAGGAACTAATGCATTAAAAGATTATTTAATTGCAAGGGGATCTAAAGGCGGAAAGATGTCGGGTGGCGTCAACGCAATTACCGATAATTTAAATCCTGTAATTTCGTCATTAGTTGGTAAGTATTACACAAAGCCGTATGAAGCACTTGGAAATGTCAGTCTAGCAGAAATAATGTATCAAGCAGGAAAAATATTACCACCAACATTTCTTGGACTACCTTCAATACCACAATTAATGGAAATGGGTGCACAACATAATATTGCACGTACACCTTTTGTAAAAGGTTTAAAAACACAAACAGATAGAATAGATGATACGTTAACTGAAGATGAAGTGTTGTATCAATTAATGAGACTGCGTGATAAAAACACACCTGTACCAGATGACAAATATGTTTATCATCCAACAAGTAAATCAAAAGATCAAAAAACAAAAGCAGATATATTAAATGCAGTGTCAAAAACTGTCACTTTTGGCAATAAAACCATTTTGCCTTTTTCAAATAATATGATGAGTGCTGTTACAGATCCAGAGCAATATGCTCGTATGGTATACACGAACGCAATGATGCCAAAAACAGAATATCAGGCTGACCCATTAGCTGGCAGTAAAGGACGTGGAACAGGTGGTAAGGCAACTCCTTTAAAATGATGACAGATGAACATGTACGAAAATTACCTAATGGTGCAATAGTAAAATTGTGTCAGGGTAAAAATGCTAGTGGTAAACGTTGTGGCGTTACGGTTGTAAAAGGACGTGATTATTGTAAACATCATGGTGGTAAATCGTTGGAAGGTGTTGATTCTCCAGCATTTAAAACTGGATTATGGTCAAAACAACGACGTAGATTTGCATCAGTTGCACCAAAATTGTTGCAACGAATTGATGAATTAAGAGAAGATCCAGATCTATTTAGCTTAAAAGACGACGCTGCGTATTTAACAGCGTTGATGGATCAACGTGCAGAAGCAGCAAGTCACGGAATATCTGTCGAACATTACGAAGCAATCAAAGACCAAATGAATGTATGTAAAGCAACAGTAGGCACTGATGAATTTGGCAAAGCATTTAAAACACTCGGAAAAATGGTCGATGAAGGTATTGACACATATCGTGCAAGTCAAGATGTTGTTGCGTTAATTGACAAACGAACCGACATAGTAGAAGCCGAAGCACGTATGTTGCATACAAAGGCATATACGTTAGAGGTAGATCAAGCTTATAGTTTGGCAATGCAAATCTTAAAGATAGTTAAGGATACTGTGCATGACGCAGGGCAATTACAAGCTATTAAGTTGGGTTTTGGAAAGTTGCTACGACAATATCAGCAAGATGACGACATACAGGATGCAGAAATAATAAATGAAGAATCAAATATCGACACGGTCAACACCGAGAGCATTTAGAAAATTTGTCAAACCTACTAAGCCATTAACTGTTGCATTACTGGAGGCATTGCAGTCCGAAATAGATCAAGCTATTGAATTAGGCGATTTTGACAGCGGTTTAGCAACAGCACTTCCCGGACATGAAATGCATTATGAGGACTGGTTGCGTGTGTATGCTCCACATGCTGCGTCATCCACATTGGCAGAACACCATCATCGTGCATGGCAATGGGCGGAAGATATTGCGCCGGGTAAATTTGGACCAGCATTAATTGAATGTTGGTTTCGTGGTGGCGGTAAATCGACAACAATGGAACTTATTGTTAGCCGTCTTGCAGTAAAAGCTACGCGTCGTTTTGCTGTTTATGTGTGCGCTACACAAGACATGGCCGATAGACACGTGCAAGATATTGCTACCGCTATGGAGCGTTGCGGTATAGAGCGAGCCGTTAACAAATATGGTTTCTCAAAAGGCTGGAGCGCGTCAAAATTGCGCACGGCTAATGGTTTTAATGTGTTAGCATTTGGATTGGACACTGGTGCTCGTGGTGTTAAATTAGATCATTTGCGCCCTGACATGATTATTCTTGACGACATTGATGAACTGGATGATTCTGTTAACGGTGTAGATAAAAAAATACGCACAATCACACAAACTATTTTGCCAGCCAAAAGTACAGACTGTGCTGTTGTTTTTGTGCAAAACAGAATTCATGCTAACTCGGTGATGTCACAAGTACTAAGTGGTGATTTGGATATGTTACAAGACCGTATTCAATCTCCAATTGTTCCAGCTATACAAGATCTGGAATATACAACGTATGAACGTGACGACGGACGCATGGGATACAGGATTACTGGTGGCACACCAACATGGCAACATAAAACACTAGAAGTATGCCAACATGAAATTGACACATATGGTCTCTTATCATTTTTGCGAGAATGCCAACACGAGGTTGGTGTAGGTGGATTATTCTTTCCTGATTTTAGAGAATATAACTCCGACGGAAAGCCT